CTTCACCGGAAGACAAGAAAAGGGATAAATGGCGTGGGAAACTTGAGAACGCAAGAATAGCCTATGCGACTGTTTTACAGGAAATAGGGAAGAATCAGGCTGTATATGAGGGTACAAGACAGGTCAATGGCAACCCTAATACCAACATTTCAGCGAAGAATCTGTCTATAAATGTAAGAAATATCGCTTATGAATTGATCGAATCACAGGTAGACTCGTCAATTCCACAGCCGAAAGTCACAGCTATCCATGAAGGTGACGAGGAATTAGCACGTTCTATTGAGAAAGCCTTAGTCAACAAGGTTAAAATGCTTAAACTGTCCATTATAAATGACCAGATGGAGCGTGTTGTACCTGTTCAAGGGGGTGATTTCTTCTTAGTGGAGTGGGATAACTCTTTAGGATTCCACTCAAATTACGGTGATGTGAACGTAAAAGAGATGAATCCGCGTCAGGTTATACCTCAACCCGGCGTTTCTAATATAGAGGAAATGGATTATATCTTTGTTCAGACTGCTCAGACCAAGAAAGCGGTTAAGGACAAGTACGGAGTCGATGTTCAGGATGCCTCAGAGGAATACAAGGAGATAAGAGGGGAACAGAAAGAGTCCAGTCTTGATACGGATATAGTCACAGTTAATACGGTTTATTACAGACACAATGACAAGATAGGCCGCTTCGTGTGGGTAGATGACTACACACTTGAGGATTTAGACGATTATCAGGCAAGGATCACAAGGAAATGCAAGAAATGTGGTTATGTCACAGAGGAAAAGGAATGTCCCGTATGTGGTTCTAAGAGTTTTGAGGAATCAGAGGACGAAGTACAGGAAATCCACATACCCATTATGAAGGAACAGGGTATTGATCCTTTAACAGGACAGCCCATGATGGTTGAAGCCGAGGAAGTCATCACCGTTGATTACTATAAGCCTAATGTATTTCCTCTCATAGTTCGTAAGAATGTATCGAAGCTCAACTCATTGTTGGGCTTTTCTGATGTAAAAGTCATTGAGGATCAGCAGGACTTAATAAAGAAAGTCGGTTCAAAGGCCGCAGAAAAAACCTTAAAAGGTGGTTCGTATGTAACCTTACCGAGAGGGGTTAAGGTTGAGACTACGGATAAGGAGTTAAAAGTCATCCGTCTTGAAGATCCACAGCAGAAATCAATGATTGATGTTCTGAATATGCAGGTGAACATCCAGCAAGACCTTCAAATTATCACTAATGCCTATGAAGATGCACGTTCAACATTGGGTATTACCGATTCATTCCAAGGTAAATATGACCCTTCTGCTGTCTCAGGTACGGCTAAACAGTATCAGATAAATCAGGCTGCCGGTCGTCTTGAGTCAAAGAGAGTCATGAAGAATGACGCTTACGCAAAACTTTATGAGTATATGTTCAAGTTTTGGCTTGCCTATGCTGACGATCCTTTACCTATCACGGGTATCGGTCCGCAGGGTGAGCAACAGTTTGACATCTTAGATAAATCAGATTTTCTTAAACAGGATTCCGCAGGGGAATATTACTGGAATGACGAGTTTCTATTTGAGACTGACCCGACTTCTACCATGATGGCGAACAGAGAAGCCATGTGGCAGCAGTTAGACATGAAGTTACAGAGTGGTGCGTTTGGGCCTTTGGGTGATCCTAACACCATGCGGCTTTATTGGTCGATGATGGAGAAACACCATTATCCTAATGCCGGTGATATTTTATCTCAGGTAGAAATGATGATAAGGGAACAGCAAATGCAACAGCAGATGATGCAAGAGATGGGGGGAATACCAAATGAAATGCCCGTTATGCCAGGTGGAAATGAGAATAGCCCGCTCATTTAATGAAGTAGAGAACGACGACACGCCCAATGTAGAGACAAAGCTGTATGTAGTACAGAATCTATCGTGTGTCAATAAGGCGTGTGAAAACTACGACAGAGACGTAGAAACAATAAAAACAGAAATACCGATTGGCTGAGAGGACCGTTAAGGTCCTTTTTTAGTTAATAAATTCGCAGAGAAAGCGCAAACATTCAGAGAAAGGAAAACAGAATATGAAGAAGAATCTTTTTGACCTTGACCTTCAATATTTCGCAGAAGGAGAGGACACAGGCGTAGAAGAATCTGACGTCGCCGAGCAGATGGAAGATGAAGAATCGGAAGCTGAAAGCGAAGAAACAGGAGAAGAAGAAACCGGAGACTCCGAGCCGGAACCGCAGTCAGCCGAAGAAAACGCACGTTACGCAGCTATAAGACGCAGAGCAGAGGAAGACGCAAGGCGCAAATATGAAGCGCAGATAGCACCCTTAAATCAGCAGATAGCGGCTATGTGCAATGGTATCACTCATCCGGCTACAGGTAGACCGATAACAAGCGTTCAGGAGTATGTAGAAGCTCTTGCTATACAGCAAAGACAGCAGAACGAGCGTGAGTTAGAGGAAAAGGGAGTAGACCCTTCCATTATTAACCGAATGATTGAAACCAATCCCGTAGTAATGCAAGCACAGCAAGTCCTTGAAACAGCACAAGCAGCACAGGCTAAAGCGGCATTACAGCGAGACGTTGAGGAATTGAGCAAGATTGACCCCAACATAAGGGACGTAAACGATCTTGCGTCATTACCTACATTCCCACAGATGGTTGATTTTGTGGCGAAAAACAAGGGCGTATCAATAGTTGATGCGTACAAAGTTTTTAATTTTGGCAATGCCAAGACAGCCGCAAGACAGCAGGCCATCAATCAGATGAGAGGCAAGGATCATTTGTCAACACAGACAGGCGTATCAAAAGAAGATGAGTACGTCGAAGTGCCTGACGAGATCATGAGCCGTTGGAAGTCTGAGGGAAAAACAGAGAAACAGATACGTTCACTGTATAAGACAGTGATAGGCAAACTTCATTAAGGGGGAAAAAGATATGGCATTTGAATTTTTAAGAGCCGAGAACAGTGCTTCTCCTATAGAGAAAGAGATCATTGCTACTAACGGCACTACTTACAATCACGGTTGCCTTGTTGCTTTTGGTTCAGCAGGCACCGCAGTAACATCAACGACTAATGCAGAGTTCGTATACACAGGCAAGACTACTGTTGCAAAGACCGGCGACAAGCTGGCTGTTGTTCCCGTACTTCCTGAGTACGAATGGGAGACGATATTTGCTACCACAGCTACGGCTGTTAAGGCAGGCATGAAGGTAGAAACAGACGGCGAAAAGGTTAATGCAACGACAGGAACCAACACCGCAATATTCCAGTTGTTAAAGGACGGCGGCGCAAGCGGTTCTAAGGCAATCGGAAGGTTCGCATAAGAGAGGGGGGAAACAGATCATGGCAGTAATCTTTAGTAAGCATGGCGGTCAGAATGACGAGGCGTGGAAGGTAATTGATACCGAATTGTCAATGGTCATTCAGGACACAGATACAGAAAAGAATAAGGATGACGAGCTTGTAAAGGCTCTGTTCAATGTAAAGTCTTCTAAGAAGTTCGGTGAGAAGCAGGGATCAATGACCGAGTTCGGAAACTTCGCAGAAGTAGCAGAAGGCGACAACGCTATTCAGGACGATATTCAGATGGGCTTCTCAAAGTTGATTGAGCATTCGCAGTTCATCAAGGGCTTTACCTGCACAAGGGAAGCAAAGGACGATGGAAACATTGACATGATGAAGACTGCCGCTGCAAACTTTGTTCGCTCATACAAGAGATCAAGGGCGCAGTTCGCATCTAACTGTCTTACCACAGAGGGAACAACCTTTACTTATGAAGGAAAGACCTATGATAAGACCACGGGTGACGGTGTTGCACTTTTCGCGCAGAACCATCCCGGAAAGAGGACAGGTGTTGCTACACAGTCTAACGTATTCACTAACTTCTTCGGTAACGATGCAACGATGCTTTATCGTCTTGCTAACATCGGTAGAAACTTCAAGAACCAGTCCGGTAACGTAATGGGTTATGACTACGATACCATCGTTATTCCCGGTGATGCTTGGAGACTTGAAGACCTTGTAAAGACGATCATCCATTCACATCAGAGACCCGGAACAAACAACAACGATATAAACACTCAGGAAGGTAACTGGAAGCTCGTTATAGACCACAGGTGGGCTGCAAACGCAGCAGCAGGTGAGGAGCCGTTCATCCTTATCAGTTCCGAGGCTAACAAGGAGCTTAACGGTTCGATGTTCTTTGATCGTGTTCCTCTTGATGTAGCTAATGAGGTTGACATTAATTCAAGAAACCTCAAGTGGTCAGGATATACACGTTTCAGCGCTGGCTTCTATGCTTGGCAGCCGTTTATACTTGCTGGTGCTTCAGCAGGTACAACCTTAACCTAAAAGGGGGATTATTGCATGATACCTAAAGGACTTAAAGTAGGTGAGACATTTAATGTCGGTGGAAGCACCTACAAAGTTGTAGAGGTTATCGGCGAAAACTATTCGAGTATAAGGGTGGGGGAAACCTCACCCTTTGCTCCTATAGCAGAACCGAAAGTCGAGGAAGACTATAATTCCATGCCTTATGCACAGCTTAAAAAGATATGTGCAAAAAAAAGGCTTGATGCAAAAGGTTCTAAAGAGGAATTGATTGCAAGATTAGAGGGTTAAACATGAGTACATGGTATGATTTAAAACTTGCCGTATTACAGAAAATGTTTGCGGCCGATGACACGATAGTAATAGATGAATCAACAATAGGTTATCTATCTGCTATGCCGCATTGCGCTAATGAAGGTTTGGCTTTGCTTTCGACAGCAGGTAAGTTTATTACAAAATCCGTCAAGATAACGCAGTTGAACATTCCTAATCTTGTGTCAGAATCCGTAGCAAATGCAATACATGAGTTTTCGGACAGCTATTCATACCAGGCAGACGAAGGACAATCATATTATTTTGAGTGTGCCGGAGAAGGCACTTGCAAAATCTACGTTGATGATACCGTAGTACAAACATTGACCTTAAACAATAAGGCATACACGGTATTCAAGGGGCTTATTTCTAATGTATTAAAAAAGCCCGTCAAGTTTGAGTTCACAACATCTTACCCAATGGGACTAAAAAACATAGCCGTATATAAGGAGAGCTTTGCGACCGCAGAAGACGTTGTGCCGTTTACCGATAAGATAAGGTACGATATGAAGTCTTTAGCACCGGATTTCTATATGATAGACCCGCAGGGCATTTACTATGAAGGGGCATATCAGAAGTATTTACAAACATCAGACTTCTATCAGGAAGGCACAAAGATGCTTGTATTAGACCGTGATATGATAGGCTCCTTTACGGTTTACTACAGGGCATATCCGGTTGAGTTTACATCATCAACAGATGATACTTACGAATTACCCATTGATCCCGAAGTATATGCTTTATTGCCTATATACATGGCTTCACAGCTTTATAAGGATGATGACAACGGTATTGCAACATCTTACAGAAATGAATTTGAAGTAGGATTTGATAGGCTTGTTAATTCTGCTAATCTGTCGGCTTATGAAGAATTTACAAGCGAAAGTGGGTGGATATAAATGGCAGTATCATTCAAGGTACCGAAATCACCTGAAAGAAATATATTTAATATAGATGAGTTCTTGGGCGTAGATATGACCAACTCAGGAACCAATGTTGACGATAGAATGTCGCCCAATGCACCTAACATGATACGAGAAGTACCAGGTAAAGTGCGTAAGAGAATGGGCTACAAAATGCAGCATAACTTTGGGTCCGGCGTTGTTTATGGCGCACACGTTTTAAAATCAACTTCGACAAATACCGGGGATTTTGTAACTGATAGAAATATGTCTGTCGTGCAAAATGTTGTTTTTAATCTTGATCCCGGTCAGAGTGAATATATATATACAGACATTGAAATACCCTATGGTATGGGTGTTCATATCCAGTTCACCTATAGAACCAACAGGGAATTTACAATAAGTCCTTATGTAAC